CAGCTAAACAATATTTAATCGAAATATCATGAATGAACATTTTGAAATAGACATCTTTGAAATAGAAAGCTTTGAAAGGACAACATTATACGACTGTTGGAGCGAAAACGGACTTAAAAGGAGAAAGAAAATTGTTACTTTCTTCGGGGCCAACTCTCGGAATGAAGCACTGGAATACCAGGCTTATTTGGAGAAAAAGAAAGTAAAAAAAATTTGATTTTAAGGTAGAAAAATCGTAACTTTTCTACGTATGAAAACAAGCATCAAAATAACTTATGAGGCCCGTAGACTATTGAATGTGGTTAGAGGATATTTCGGCACTGATCAGTCACAGGCAATAATAAAAATGTCAAAAGAACAATTGAAAAAAATAGAAGATGGAAAAGGAAAAGATAAAAAACCTTCTTAAAGATTACGATCAACAGGACGTGGATAAATTTGCGTCTTATTGCTTGAAATTAGTCTTAGAGAAAGACAGGAATAAGGACATAAAAAATCCCTGGATGCAAAATAAAACCGAGGAACAAATGGCCGAACTATTTAAAAGGGTTGCATCGGATGGATTGATCTTTGACGGTAAGCACATAACATTGCAAAAAACAGGCGTGAATTATGATTACATAGCGTACAAAAATAAAATGTACTTAGCTTATCCCGAAAGCTCAATTGATATTTCATTGGTCTATAACTCAGACGAATTTAATTTCTCAAAGAACACTGGAAAAGTAGAATATGAGCATGTTATTAAAGAGCCATTCAACCAAAATGATGCAAATATCATAGGGGGCTATTGTGTGATAAAAAATAAGCGTGGTGAATTTCTAACTATCCTATCAAAAGAGAGGATAGAACTTCATAGGAAAATAGCAAAAACAGACTCTGTATGGAAAGCTTGGTTCCCTGAAATGTGCATGAAAACAATCATTAAGAAAGCTTGTAAAACACATTTCGGAGATATCTATAGAGGCATTGAGGAAATGGATAATGATAACTATGATTTGGAAAAATCTATTTCGGAACCAAAGCCGGGAGTTACCGCAAAAAAACAACAAGTCAAAGAACTTTCGATTGATGATTTACATACTCAATTTATGAAAATTTACGATCAATATCAAGAGAAATTCGGCGAGGAAAAAGCTTCTCCATTCCATCCGGATAATTGGCGAACAGAGAAAACAATTAAGACTTATTCATACGCAATTAAATCATTAAAAGGGCTGCTCGATGGAAACAATTGATATTCAAATATTAAATCGGGACATAAGATTGAGTTATTCAAGCTTAAAAAGCTTCCTTAAAAGTCCTGAGCACTTCATTGCGTATAAGAAAATCCCATTTGTTGATACCGATGCTACTATATTTGGAAAAGCCCTTCATTGTTATGTGTTGAGAAATAATGATTTCGAAAATGAATATTTAGTCTTTGACGAATCAAAACGACCGGTACCAGAGAGTAATTTTTCTAAAAAGGAAAATAAAATCTGGAAAGAAATGCTATTTCAAAAGGCCGAATCTGAGGAAAAAGAATTGATATCTAAAGAAGATTATGACAAAATCAGGGACATGACAGATAAACTTTTATTCCATGAACCCTCAAAAAACTTGTTGGAATATACCAGATCTGAATATGAAAAAAAGATAGAATTTACACGGAAAAAGCTAAAATTCCTGTCTTTTATCGACATTCAAGCTGATGTTTTTTTAGCCGATCTTAAAACCACTTCCGATGCGGAGCCTAAAGCTTTCCAGCGAGATATCTACAACTATGGTTATGATCTCCAAACAGCCGTTTATTCCGATGCCGTGTCAAATGGCCATGCTATGTATGGCAAGATGAAAGAATTCTATTTCATAGCTGTTGAAAAATCAGAGCCCTACGGGATTTCAGTTCACAGAATGAGCGAGGAAGCACAAAACCAAGCTTTTGAGGAATATATGCTTGCTCTTGAAAACTTTAACAAATGCTTGGATGACCCTGAATTGTTCATGAGAACTTATGATTTCTATTGTAGCGATCAGGTTAACAGGGTCTTTGATGTTAATGTGCCATATTGGAAAAAAAGTTTAGTGTGAAAAAACAAATAAAATACAAGGATAGGATATATAATTCTATTCAATCTTTAGCTGATGAATTAAAGATCACTTCTCAGTCAATAGGAAAATCATTAAGGTTGGGCCAAAAGGTTAAGGGCCATAAAGTAAAAGAAATTAACTAACAATTATGAAAACTACATTAAATAGAGAATTTAAATTTAGAGCGTGGTTAATTGAAGAAAAAGAAATGATAGATGTATGTCATTGGAACAAAGGAGATGAGTATGACAGAATTGAGGTTTTGAGTGGGTTTAACGGGTCAAAATCATATTGGTCAAATGAATATATTTTGATGCAATTTACCGGCCTTAAAGATAAAAATGGAAAAGATATTTATGAGGGCGATATCATAAAACAACAAGATGAAGTCTTGCAAGTTTTTTATAATGATTCAACAGCCTGTTTTGATATTTTGTTTCAGGGCGGAGATTGTGAACAATTGCATACTTCTGATTTCGAAGAACATCTGCCAGAGGTAATTGATAACATTTACGAAAATCCTGAGATACTCAATGACTAAAACTGAACAAATAGAAGCGTGTTGTAAAGAGATTCTAAAGGAAAACAAAACATTAAACGATACCCGATACCGGATTAAAAAGAAAGGATTAACTACTAGTGAAATCATTGAAAAATACGGACTAGATAAGGAATTTATCTATAAACTTTTGAACTTGAAATAAAGCATGAAAAGACACTCAAAACAGGACTTATAACTGCGCAAGTTATGATAATTAAATGTGAATATTGCGGGAAGGAAATTGAAAAAAATATAGGCCATGTTAATAGGGCTAGAAAACTTGGTATGAGGTTATTTTGTGGCCAAAAATGCTTTGGACTTTTCCATCGATCAAACTTAACCAATGAACAGAAAAAAGAAATAAAACGACTCTATGATATTGAGTATAGGAAAAAAAATCGTGAGATAATTAAGGAGAGAGGAAAAAAGTATAATGAGTCACCTGCTGGTAGGGCAATGCAAAAGCGCAGTAGAAAAAAATTCAAAAAGCTTCATTTGGAATATTGCCGAACGCCTGAATATAGAAAATGGAAAAGTGAATACGATAGAAAACATAGAGCTAAAAAATTCTATGGTGAGTTTTGGGAATCGGCTATTTTATTGAATCAAATTGAGGATATGATACCGAATAGAGAAGTTAAACAACAATTACAGTTAAATAATAAATCACTTAAAAGAAAGAGAAATTATGAAAAACTTAACAGCGAAGAACTTGAAAGAAGCACTTTGGGAAACCCTAAATGATCTCAAAGACAACAAAATTCAACCTGCTGAGGCTGATTCAATAGCTACTCAGGCAAGGGAGATTTTGAGGACTACAAATACTCAGTTGAGAGTATTTAGTCAGTCAAAGAGAAATGTGGCTACAGACGTTATTGATTTTGCTGAAAATTAAAATCATAGCTTCATTGGTGTAACTGGTTAGCGCGCCTGACTTGTAATCAGGGAGAAGGGGTTCGAGTCCTCTATGAAGCTCAAATATATCCAACTAACAATTAAATGAAATAAAAATTTAAAATGAAGCCTGAAAAGTATACCCAACTATTAATTACTATTTTGATTTGGTTAATCATAATAAATTTACTTGGATGAAAGTCTTTATGAAACGTACTCAATCGGGCTTAGTCCCTTGTTATGATTCAGACTACGAACTATTAAAGAAAATAAAGTTCGGGGACGAGGTAACTTGTGAGATAAAGAAACCCAGGAACTACATGTTTCATAAAAAGCTAATGGCCCTGCTAAATATTGCTTATCAAAATCAGGACAGGTACGAACATTTTGAGCACTTAAGATACGTGTATACACTTAAAGCGGGGTTTTTCGAAGAAATAGTTACTGATAAAGGTGTGGTTTTCAAACCAAAATCAATCAGCTTCGCAAAGATGGACGACATTGAATTTTCAGAACTTTATAATCGAATGATCGATGTAGTCATTAAGGAAATAGGAGCCACAAGAGAAATGATAGAATCAGAACTTTTAAATTTCATGTAATGTCATACAAAGAAAAAAATATCGAAAATGTCTATTACTCAATAAGTGAAGCCGCCGATTTATTAGAGTGCAATAAATCTAAGGTTAGGTATTATTGCAAATTGATTAATATGAGGGTTAATGTAAACAGGCATGGGGATAGATTTTTTACACTGCCACAGATAAAAGAAATTTATAGACTTATTAATTTAGGTGAATTCATGACAAATAAAAGCGTAAAAACATCGCACATCAACAGGGAAGAATTTAAGGAATTGATCAACCGTTTGTTGTAGTTGTACTTGAAAATGATTATCTTCAAATAATAAAAAGATTATATTAACCCACATCAAAAATGGCATCGATAACGGACTTTGAAAAAGCTTACTTGGAAACAAGGGGGTTGAATATCACTTTTAGGATGAACAAAAGAACGAGTACCTGGGTAGCTTACGAGCTGACAAGTAAAAAGACTTTCGAGGCGAAAACAAGTTTTAAACTATTTGACATGATAGTTTCTTATTGCAAGGAAAACCGCAAGGAATCAAAAGTAAAATTTGAGCTATGAAAGATAACAGTCAAATAAAATATAGGGGATTTGTTATTCAAAAAGAATGGTATACTTCTGCTAGAACTCATTGGATATATTGGAATAACGATGGAGAAGACAGTGAAGTCTATTCAGACGAAGACTTAAATTATATCATTGATCATATTGATGAGTTGGTTATTGATAATGAAAACCAATAACTAATGCCATACAAAGACCACATAGTCAAAAAAGTAAGTTTTACTATCCATGAAATGGCTGACGAATTAGGATTAGCTGATTCAAAGGTAAGATTCTGGATTAAAGAACTAAGAATTAAACCTAAAAACAAAAACGATTGGAACCAAAGATTCAGCGAAAACGATTTTGAAAAGATAAAATTTCTTCATAAGTTAGATAACTATTTGACTATGAAAGGAAAGTCAATGTATTTAAAAGGAAAACTTAAAGTTGAATTGTTATGAATAGAAAAATTCATTTATCTGTCAGTATTAAAGGGATGTTGGAATATTATAGGCGTCGATCCATGAGAGGAATTTTAACTGACGACACCCGAAAAGAATCTAAAGTAAAAGTTGAGTTATGATCGATCGAATACCCGAAATGCCAGACTATAAAACAGGGTTTTTATTTTCGACCATTATGGTTATAGGAAAAGAAACAATGGAGGAGCCTGATTTTGATGAGGAAGTGAACTTTGGATTATTGATGTTAGAGTATGAGGAAGATCATATCTGGCTAGAAGGGATTGACTATTTAATTCCTTTGCCAAAAAACATAAGTAAAGAATTATTTGACTTTAAATATCAGTCATGAAAATATATGTAGCGAGTAGTTGGAGAAATCAATTTCAACCTCAAGTAGTAAATATTTTGAGATCAATAGGCCATGAAGTTTATGACTTTAGGAATCCTGTTGAGGGTAATAATGGTTTTTCGTGGTCTGAAATAGATGAAGATTGGATTAATTGGACACCACTTGAATACGTTACTGCCTTAAAAGATCCAATAGCTGAGAATGGGTTTAAATTGGATTTTGATGCAATGAAATGGGCTGATTGTTGCGTAATGGTTTTGCCATGTGGCCGAAGTGCTAATACGGAGGCTGGCTGGATGAAAGGATCTGGAAAAAAAGTTTATGTTTATCAGCCAATACGACAAGAGCCGGAATTGATGTATAAATTATATGATGGAATTGTTATTTGTGAAAAAGACTTAATAGATTTATTTGCTGAATATTATATGACAGAATCGTGAAAACCATTAACAGCTAAAGGTATTGCCGAATGATCTGAAAAAATAGCTAAAAAGTTGAGGAAACAATTTTATGAAAAAGCACACTAAAATATATATTGATTACTTTAATTATAAAATACCTCAAGATGTGCTTTGCGAAATTTGCGGTGCCCCAGCTGTTGACATTCATCACATAGAAGCTAGGGGGATGGGAGGTAGTAAAGAAAAAGATACTATTGATAACCTCATGGCTTTGTATAGACATCATCATGAAATGTATGGAGACAAAAAGAAATGGAAAACGATGTTAAAAACAATCCACGCGACAAGGTTATAAGCGAAATTTATCACGCCATTTCAAGGCGGTTTAAGTACGTAGAATTCGGACATGACTTTTTGATTGTGGCAAATGGAAAGGAAAAATATCAAATTAAGATTACTAAAAAGAACTAAAAAATGGATATTAACGAACTAGAATTAATCCCCCGTTGGTTGGGAGAACCCATGTATCCTGGTGGATTTCCATTAAAGGCAGAGGATGTGAAATTTAAAGATAAAAGTGTTTATGAAATTTATTTTCAAAAATCTCATAGTGAAATCGAGGAAACATTTTTAAAGAACTATATGATATATTACTTACACGCTCCCATTTTTGACAATGAACTTTCACAGGAATTGAAGGAAAAAGACTTGGTCAATATGAGTTCGGAAGAATTATGGTGGGAATTGCTAAATATTGGAATTGATTGTTTGTGAACTATGATCCATTTTAAAGGAACTAAACAAAGAAATTAAAAGACTGGAAAAATGAAAGAAGAATCAATAGCGGCAATAGTTACTATTTGTGTTCAAACCGGATATGACAAATGGACTAATTATACAAAGTCAAAAGAGTTTTCAAAGACGGCCACAATTCAGGAAATAGAGCAGTGGGCAAAATCGTTTGGTGAAAACTTAACTATTTTTGATGTCACTTTAAGCGAAATATACAAATGAATGATATAACGAATCAGTATTTAGAAGACCTTGAATACGCTATTAATTACATCGAGGAGTTAAGAGAAAAAATGATTGACTGGAATACGATTGAAAAAGCTATTGAAGAAGTTAAGGTTTCAGAAGGTGAGCAACAAGAACAAAACATGCTTGGTGATGCTTGGGAAGGCGGTTTTGCTGCGAATCATTAATTATTATCTATATCGTTTGAAATGAAACTCGAATGGTTTAGGCCTAAAATAATTAAAAAATACATAGCGATGGAATTAACGGAATTAAAAACATGGAATGACTTAGAAGAATATCTTCTTGAAAGAATGGATTTTGCAGACAACTCAAAATCTAACGCAAACAGTAGTTTCACGAAAGAACAGCATTGGAATAGTTTAATGGGGCAGTGTTCAAAATGGAAAGGTGATGAATTGCCCATGAGAACTAAAAGTATTTTAATTAAAAACGTGAAGAAGGATTTTAGGTGATTATGGAAATTAAACAATTATAGAAATGAATATAAAATCACCATACAAGCCTAAAATCCATAAGTTAAAAACATGGCCATTATATTTTGACTCTATTGCAATAGGAACAAAAAATTTTGAAGTACGCAAAAATGACAGAAATTATCAGGTGAATGATTGTTTGAGACTTGAAGAATATGATCCTGTAAAAAAAGATTATACCGGAATGTGGGTTATGAGACGAATAACCTACATATTAGAAGGTGGTAAATTTGGAATTGAAAAGGGTTATGTAGTACTAGGATTAGTCAAAGATAACCCTGTTGAAAAGAAATATATAGATGAAACAAGGAACTTAAAGAACTAGAAAAATGAAATCATTTTTAAATAAGATACTCCACATAGGCAAAAGATATTACTATGGTAAAATGATTAGATGGCTTTTAGAGGACAAACATGGAAAAAGTGTTTATTGTGATAGATGCCAGAATATCGCAAATGGAATTGAAGAAGGGAAAATCATTGGTTTTAAATATAGAATCCCTTTATGTAAAAAACATTTATGAAACCCGGAACCAGAATAACAATATCAAAAGGTCAGTTTGAAGGAATGGAAGGAATAGTCCAGTATCCTGAGATTGAGAAAAAGCAAACAAAAAGCTGGAATAAAAGAACAGGTAAAATTACGGGAAAGTTCCAGCATGAAGAAGAAAAGATCTGGGTGTGGGTTAAAGGAATGAATTTGAGAATTTTGACTTCGGTTTAACGGTTGTGTAAGATTTCGTGCGAGGCATGAGCATGAATTTTACACTTTGTTATATGGCGAAGCGAACTGCAAAAACACGGATTAAATAAACTAAAATATTATGACACCACAAGAAGAATTAGACAATTACAGACTTGAAATGATTGATGAAGAAAACAAAAGGATTGAGGAATGGAACAAGGTAAAAGAAGAATTAAAAGACCTAATAGAGCCGAAGTATTTTGATTTTGCTGAATCACAAGAAACTTACGGTAGCGAGGGGTTTGTAAATATAATTGAAGTAGAAGAACGAAAACAAGGTTATAGCAAATACCCACATTGCAGAGAATTTGGAACTAGCGACACAAGGCTTTATATGAAGCACAATGATTGTGTTGAAACTATAGACGGAAAAGCAAAATACGAAGGCGAGCAAGTAGAATACTGGGTTTGGCAAATGACAGGCTATTTATGTGATGACTATAGCGGTTTTCTTCTTTTACCGATGCTAGATGGTAGGTACTGGAAAATATCCTACAGTTGCTAGTGTTTTTGTTGCATATAACTAGCATATATAAACCATTATTAGTCAAAATAACTATAACTCAAAATGATGATACTACTCGGATCATTAGTAACCATGACAGTCATTACTTTTATTGTAGGGATTGTCTTATCGATTGGGAATTTCATTAAGAAACCAGATAAAGATTTAACCTATTTCAGGGGTAAAAAACAGACTAAATTAACTAGTGAAGAATATATTATAACTAGGGGATTATGAAAAAAACTACTTTAATGACTGAGGAATTCATTAAACAGCAATCTGGTAAAGTTTATGTTTCCGGTGAAAAGCCAAAAGACACCTTACAATTACTAACTCATTTTCAATTAGGTTGCCTTTTGGAGAAGCGTAAATTTATTAAAAACGACATGAATAAGCGTTGTGAATTCAAGTAAAATGACTATATTTAAGTAAGATTTCGTTAAATTTGTCGCAGAGGTTTAACGAGATTTGTAAAACCTTAAAAAGCTCTGGGATCTGCGACATTTCAGGGCTTTTTTATTATGGAATATCAGGAGTTTTTAAATAAAAAAATAAAACGACACATCGATTCCGGATTTGATATTGAACTTACAGAACTTAATTCAAAGCTATTCGATTTTCAAAAATTCACTGTTGCGCGGGCTTTAAAAGCTGGAAAGTATGCCATTTTTGCCGATACGGGGCAGGGAAAAACCCCTATGCAATTAGAAATTGCCCACCAAGTTGTAAACCACATAAAAAGACCAGCTTTAATTTTAGCCCCATTGGCTGTAACTGCCCAAACAATAGAACAAGGCGGGTACTTTGGTATTGATGTTGAACCATTAGGATCTAATATTGAAAATAAAGTTTACATAACTAATTATGAACAATTACACAATATCAATACTGATTACTTTGGATGTATTTGTTTAGACGAAAGTTCAATATTAAAAAATGAAACAGGCAAGTATAGAAACTATCTTATTGATTCATTTATCCACACCCCATACAAGTTTTGTTTTTCAGCCACTCCGTCGCCTAATGATCCAATGGAGTTAGGTAATCATTCTGAATTTTTAGATGTGATGAGTTATGAAGAAATGCTGGCGATGTATTTTGTTCATGATTCTTCCAACACTTCAAAATGGAGGCTTAAAGGCCACGCAATAAAAAAATTCTATGAATTTGTGAGTAATTGGGCTATTATGTATTCACACCCACGAGACATAGGTTTTGATAATGATAGGTTTGATTTACCTGAATTGGAAATTATAGAAAGATGTGTTAAAACCCCTATCCCTCAAGGAATGCTTTTTGGAGGCACTGCTGTGAGCGCTACGGATTACAATTCAAGTCTCCGGGAAACCCAACAACAAAGAATAAATGAGACGTTGGGGATTTTAAAAGAAATACCAAAAAATCAACAAGTCATTATTTGGGCCAAACATAACCATGAGGCCCAGGAGCTTTATAAACAACTTTCAGTTTTTGGATATGATTGTCGAAATGTACAGGGGTCTGATTCAAATGAAAAAAAAGAAAACGATCTTTTAGGGTTTAGTCATAATGAATATAGAATACTAATAACAAAACAATCAATTGCCAGCAAGGGGCTTAATTATCAGAATTGTGGTTATCAGATATTCAATTCCGTTGATTTTAGTTTTGAGCTAACTTATCAGGCAATGAGAAGGTCATGGAGGTATGGGAGAAAGGATAAAGTAACTTGTTATATGGTTACTACTGACAGGATGCTAAATGTGGTTAACACACAAAAAGAAAAACAGCAGCAATTTAAATTAATGCAAACCAGAATGTCAGAAGCTGTAAATAAAAATTTGAACAAATCAATTACTACAATGATAGACAAAACGGAAGATATTAAGACAGAAGATTACTGGTTGATGAGGGGCGATTGCGTTCAGCGAATAAAAGAGGTTGATGATGATTCAGTTCATTTGATTGTCTTTTCCCCTCCATTTGTTGATTTATATACATATTCCAATCATGTTGAGGACATGGGGAACGTAGCTGATTATGATGAATTTGTAGAGCAATTTACTTTTTTAGTCAAAGAATTGAAAAGGGTTATTATCCCAGGCCGCATTGTTGCAGTTCATTGTATGGATTTACCTACATTAAAAAGCCGTGATGGGTATATCGGAATAAAAAGATTTAGTTCTATTATAGGCGATTTGTTTGAGGAAGAAGATATGTTTTTACACTCTGAATTTACTATATGGAAAGATCCACTATTGGCGGCTGTACGGACTAAAACAATAGGGTTGGCGCATAAGCAATTATTGAAAGATTCAAGTATAATTCGGGCTGGATTACCTGATAAGGTTTTATGCTTCAAAACTAAAGATGTTAACCCTATTCCCATACAAAAAGATATATTATCTAACTATGTACCTATGCATGAGTTTGATAAGTTCCCCGTTTCATTGTCAGGTTTTACCGAATATTGGGGTTATAATCCTGAAAGTAAATATTCAAAAGCAGAACAATACTCACATCATGTTTGGCAAAGATATGCAAGTCCGGTATGGATGGATATTGACCAAACAAACACATTGCAATATACTAAAGCCAAGGACAAGAATGACGAAAAACATATTTGCCCTCTTCAATTAGATGTGATTGAAAGGATCATTTTTCTGTACTCAAATCAAGATGAAACAGTTCTATCTCCATTTGGAGGTATAGGATCAGAAGGTTATCAAGCTTTAAAGATGAAAAGAAAATCAATTAGCATTGAATTAAAAGAAAGTTACTTCAATGTGAATATTAAGAATCATAGAAATGCGGTGAGCTTGAACAAACAATTAACACTGTTGTGAAACACTAAAGACATAAAATCACCCGAAGATTTAAGGAAACTTAATTTTAAAAGCAAGTAAAGAAGGTAAGAAACTATTTGAACAATGAATAATTTTAACTAAATTGCTTTTATAAAAATGATATGAATTATCTTTGTGAGGGATAGGTGATTCATATTAATTTGAAACCTATAAAAGGCCAGCTCATAATCCCTGACGAGTTTGGCCTTTATTTAGGTTTTATTATTTACAAAAATGGAAGAAATAAAGGAAATACTAAAAACATCTGACAAAATTAGGTTTGCCTTAAAAGATCAGGGTCGTAAAAAAATTTGGCTTGCAGAACAATTAGGAATCAGCAGGCCGACACTTGATAATAGATTAAAAGATAACAGCTTTTTAATCGGTGAAATTATGAGATTACAGGAGATAGGAATTCTGTAATTTTTTATGCATAAATAATTTACAAAAGTGTTAAAAATGTGATAGCTGAGGATTATCAAGAAAATTACTTAACCGGATTCGTAAAAAGTTACAGATCAACAATGAAAAAAGGTTGGTATAAAAAAAGTGAATATTTTCACTTGTGGCATCACTTGCTTTACAAGGCAAGTCATAGTGGATATGAGTTTTATTTCAACGGCAAAAACATGACCTTAAAACCAGGTCAATTTGTTACAGGAAGAAAAGCTTTAAATTTGGAAACTGGAATAAACGAAAGTAAAATTGAAAGAATTTTGAACTTTTTTGAGAAAAACGAACATCAAATTGAACAACAAAAAACGAACAAAAATAGGCTTATAACTATATTAAAATGGAATTTATATCAAAATCAAAAATTAGTTGAACATCAAAATGAACAACAAGTGAACAACAAGCGAACAACAAGTGAACAACAAGTGAACACATACAAGAATGAAAAGAATATAAAGAATGAAAATAATATACATAATGCCTTTTTGGAAAAATTTAATTCTTTACGGAAAGAATACCTCCCCAATAGTAAGGGGATTTACAGGATGGATGATAAATCCAAAAGGCAATTAAAAGCTTTAGTGAAAAAAGGAAACACACTTGATGAGATTATAGAGGCCGCCCGAAATGCTTTTTCAGATCAATTCCACGCAGAGAACGGATGGAAATTTATTATGCCAGAATACATAACAAGAGACAATATCTTCACAAAGTGGATAAACTTTATAAAAACCGAAAAATCTAAGGGACAACATTCACATGACACAATAACGGCAGATGTTCCATTAACAGCTAGAAGACACACTAGATGAACGACAAAACAAGAGCAGGTTACGGATCAAGGAATTTATTGAAACTAAATGACCTATCTGACCAATTAGGCAAGTTACCTCCGCAAGCAGTGGACTTAGAACAAGCTATATTAGGAGCTATACTTTTAGATAAAGAAGCAATTCATGAAGTGATAGACATAATTACCCCAGAGACATTTTATAGGGATTGCAACAAAGAAATATTTCAGGCTATTTTAGATTTGTACAAAAAAGATGAACCAATTGACATTTTGACACTGAAGAATCAATTGCAAAAAGAATCTAAATTGGAGTTAATTGGAGGTGCTTTTTATATTTCAGAATTAACATCGAAAGTTTATCAATCCGCAAATATTGAATACCATGCAAGGATAATACTTGAAAAAGCAATGAAAAGAGAACTCATCAAAATAGCCTCAGATATTCACAAGCAAGCTTATGATGACACAACAGATGTCTTTGAACTGATAGATAAAACAGAGCTAAATTTCATGAATTTAGGGGTAAACATAAATCATCAATCACTCACTGTTTCGGATATATCGGATAAAGTTTATAAAAGATTTTATGAATTGCATGCCAGGGAGGATAAAACGAAAATTATTGGAATACCAACAGGATTTAATGAACTTGATCAAATAACATTAGGCTGGCAAAATTCTGATTTGATAACTATTGCAGGAAGGCCTTCTATGGGTAAGACAGCTTTTGCTTTAGATTTAGCTATTACGGCAGCAAAACATGACTTTCCTGTTTTAATTTTCAGTTTGGAGATGAGCTCAGAGCAATTGGTAAACAGAATGTTATCTTCTATTGCGGAAATAGAATCTCAAATTATAAGAAATGGAAATGTCAATGATTATGATCTTCCAAGATTTGATAAATCAAAGCGAATAGTTGAGGAATTACCGATAGATGTTATTGAGGATTCCGGATTGAAAATAACAGAAATAAGATCGAAGGCCATTAAAATAGCTCGCAAAAAAGGGATAAAACTAATCATAATAGATTATTTGCAATTAATCGATGGAGTTAAGGAAAATAGAGAGCAGGAAATATCGAATTGTTCACGAACGTTAAAGAGATTGGCTAAAGAATTAAATATTCCAGTTATACAACTTAGTCAGCTAAATAGATCTGTTGAAACAAGAGGAGGCGAGAAAAAACCACAATTGTCAGATTTAAGAGAATCAGGGGCTATTGAACAGGATAGCGATTTAGTTATCTTTCTCTACCGACCTGAATATTATAATATCGACACAAATATCAATGGTGAATCACTTAAAGGTGTTTGTCAGGTTATAATTGCCAAACATAGAAATGGAGGATTAGGTGATATTCCAATAAGATTTATCGGAAAATACACGAAATTTAAAGAACTGATCAACTAAAAGACATATTCAACATTAAGGAATAAAAACTATTGATATGGAAAGAGAAAAACAAAACTTCGAGAACTACCCGCTAACACCAAGCTAATCATTCTTTTCAACTTAAAACTAAAGTATTGATACATGAAACTCACATCTTTTTCATCCGAATATTTTGAATGGGAGGAATTATCAAGCGATGATTTTATTTGCAGAATAGGAAAATTTACTTTGAGAGTTGAACAAATGGATTTTAATCATTGGTGGTGGCAAATAAGTTTTATGGGTTGTGAGATTCCGGAGATTACAAATTCCTTTTGCGAAAGTAAACATAGGGCTATTGGTAGGTGTGAGGGGATGTATTTAGCATTAAGCAAAAGCAAACTCAATGAAATGTAACTCATTGGATGCCGTTACCTGATCCCCCTAAAAACAATTAACAATGGAACAAATTCAAGTCAATATCAAAACAGGACGGCAGTATAAAGTATTAAACCCTATGGTAATTGATGCAACAAATAACAATCATGGCCGAATAATGGTTTTGTATCAAGGTGAATCAGGTGAGGTTTACGTTCGTGAAAAGTTCGAGTTTCTACAAAAATTTATGCCTTTATCGAAAGTGGGAAAAATTAACTAAATTGCAATATGGAAGGAACAGCAATGCCAGCAGATAGAATATATGATATCAATTTAACGGAAAGAATAGTAAGAGATTTAGAAAAACATATGTCATTTTATGATAGAATACGAGGACAGAACGTGGTATTTCCAAATGACCCAACAACTGTGGGCAGCTTGCCTCAAACGAGACAGGGAGAGAAAACTACGTCCTAAAATCGATAAAAAAGCAATAGAATGTTTATGGATAAGCAAGAATTAAAAGTCATGGAAGATGTGGCGAACTTCGAGAGCGAAATAAGAAACCATAACCAGAGGTTTTTTGACGAAATAGGAGCCACTAAGGGCGAGATAGAATGGCTGCTAAATGATTGTTTTATTGAAGCTAAAATAGAATTTGTTAATCAGCCAGAGGGAGATAATCAAAACAGTTCTTACGGTATTTTCAAAGAACTGTATGTCGATCAATGGCAAACCGGAATCGAAGGGGATAGTTTTTCGGGATATTTGTACGCAAAATTGCCTGACGGACGGTGGCTGAAAGTGTCATATTGCTATTGATATTTAAAAATAATTGATAATTAAAATGAAGTGTAGAAATTTTGAACTAAAAGGTAAAATCAAGGATATCAAAATTAATCCTCAAGATTTGATAATGGCTCAAACAGTCTTGCATGCTATGTTTCCTGAAAAAACGAATAATAATGGAAGAAATAAGAATTAGTAATTTTAATGGAGTTCATTTGATAGCTGATGAAATAGAAGTTTTTGGCAAGAAAGCAAGATTAAAGATAACTATTCAGCATAAAAATCCAGGTGAACAATTGGACAAAACCACATCGAGAAAGTTAGCTGAGGAAATTTCGGAATGGCTTATTGAACGGGAAAACTCAAACGCAACTATCATATAATTGATATCTAAAATGATACAATTACTATTTTACTTTATACTGGATAACGGAGATTTAATCGGTGAAAAATGAGATCCAGGTAAGGATAGATAATCAAGGTTTTACCTTTAAAATATAATGAAAACAGGAGAACAGTTGAGAAACGAGATCTATTTAAGCATGATGGAAAGGTATTATATAAGGATCGGTTATCAATCTAAGGTACTCGGAAACCTTGCCTTTTATTGCATGAAACCACTTGATAAATTTAAAAAATCTTTATCTGAAATATTCGAAAAATGATAAATAAAGAACAAATAAACTCAATCAAAGAGCCTGGATATTTTTATCTTCATAAAGGGCAGTATATGTTTGCTAAAAGACCTTCTCCAATTATTCGGGAAAACAAAAGGTTGACGAAAGAGGAAAGGAAGCTTAATTTGACTTATTATAAGTTCAAAACCCCAACTGATAAGAAAATTGACGGACAAATGATGGATGTTCAAAGGAGAACGCAACTCAATGGATCCGGAAGATATTTTCTACATCTTACCAACAAAAAGAAAAGCCAACTTGTAAAACGTAAAATGAGGAAAAAACAATGAAATATCTATTAATATTTACAATAATCTTATTTTCATGTTCTACCGAATCGGTTGAGCCTGAAAACCAGATGGGAAAAGTTGTATTAAATGGCAAATGGGTAAATGAAAATTATCCTATTGTATTTGAGTTTAACCGAGAGACTGCACTCATAGAATCCAGTGATTTCAATTACTCAGGAGAATATGAATTTAGCCATGAGGACAGCGAAGGATCAAAAGTTTTCTACCTCGGAAGGGAGTATAAATTTAAGATAGATGACGAGTTTGCAGAGATTACTTATGTTTATCTTTATGAGTTGAATTGTGAGATATTACATTGTATGGAGCCATTTTTTAAGGTAAACAAGGAATGAGCAAACAGAAAGCACCGGAAGAAAAACCGAAATGGACGTTAAAAAAAGTCAAAGTATCTGACCTCAAAGACTACTATAAAAATCCCAGGTTCATTTCAGACGAACAAGCAGAACACCTAAAAACATCCCTTAACAAATTCGGTCTTATAGATAAGCCAATAGTAAACCAGGACTTAATGATTATAGGAGGCCATCAACGAAAGAAAGTCTACGAAGGCGAAGAAATAGAAGTGTGGTACCCTGATCGTGAGTTGGACAAAAAAGAAGTTGAGGAATTGAACATAAGATTGAATGCCAATCAAGGCGAATGGGACAAAGACGTACTTGCATCCCAATGGAATTTAAGTGATCTTAACGAATGGGGAATGGATGCTCCTGAATTTAAAGAAAACTATAAACCTCTCCAATTAGAATTACAAGGTTATAATAAGGTCCACATCCTTTTATCATTTCACCCTGATAAGTTTAAAGATATTTCTCCAATCATGGAAATGGCAAAAAAAATTGATGGAATAGAATATGAGCAATCAGCAAACTGATAACGATAAAATAGGTTTCAGTTATAAAGTAAGCTTGAGATTGCACTCTTTAAAAAAAATAAACCATAATATACTTGTTTTGGATTGCTTTGCCGGAAATCAGTTTTTATGGTCAGAAGTAAAAAAACAATCTTCTTTAAATATTGAAACAGTTCCAATTGACATCAGGCCGGATAAATCTAAAGCATATCTAAAAGGTATGAATTTAAAATTCATGAAAACTATGGATTTAACACAATTTGATATAATTGACTTAGATGCTTACGGAATACCTTTTGATCATTTGGAATTATTATTTGAAAAAAAATATAAAGGAACGGTTCATGTTACTTTTATCCAATCGAATAGAGGCAGACTTCCAAATAAATTCCTTAATAAATTAGGTTATACGAATGAAATGATAAAGAAAATTCCCACCCTTTTTTCAAAGAATGCATTTGAAAAATTATGTAACTACTTGAAAATGAATGGTATAAGTCATATTTTTTACTTATCTTTAAAGAGGAAATATTATTTATACTTTAAAATTTAAGTTATGAATCAAACAGGAATCATATGGTCAGAGTCTACGTGGAATCCATTTTCAGGATGTGAAAAAGTTTCAGAAGGATGTAAGCACTGCTATGCTGAACTAATAGCAGAGAAGTACCGGGGCAATAAGGCGTTTCCTAATGGATTTGATCTTACGTTAAGGCCACACAAATTAAATGAACCTTTTAAGCTCAAAGAACCTACTTTAATTTTTGCCAATTCGATGTCGGATCTTTTTTGGGATAAAGTTCCTGACGATTACCGACATAAGGTCATCGATGTAATTGAGCAAACGCCTCAACATGAATACCAAGTATTAACTAAAAGACCCGAACTAATGCTTAAGTTCTCAAAAGAAAGAAAGTTACCTAAAAACTTTTGGGCTGGAACCACAATCGAAAATCAAAGGAACTCCCACCGGATGGATACACTAAACGAGGTGGATGCAGAAATAAAATTCATAAGTGCCGAACCATTAATTGGAGAGTTGATTTTCACCGATAAACAACTTGAAGGAATACAATGGATGATTACAGGTGGAGAATCAGGAACTCATCTTTGGAACAGTATTATTTGTGAAAGAAGGGCATTGGTTTATTACAATAGAGAGCAAAAAAAATGGCTACCTAGAAAAGACAAGTATCATTGGATTCAATCATTAAGAGATCAATGCATTGAAAATGACGTTAAATTTTTTCATAAGCAATGGGGAGGGAGTTATCCCGAAGCAGCAGGAAGGGAATTGGATGGAGAAACATGGAATGAAATGCCAAGATATCCAGGTGAAAAAACAGAAATTGATAATAATTACCTTAAATTCATTGAAGAAAACAGACTTAAATCAAAGAGGGACAAACTATTGAAAGAATCTGTTTGATTCAAAGCCCTGAAAGCACTATTGCAAGTAAGGGCTATTTTATTTATTTTTGAGCATGGCAGCACCGTTAGGCAATAAATATGCGGTTGGAAATCAAGGAGGGAGGCCAACTAAGTATAACCCTGAATATAACGAACAGGTTTATAAGCTCACTTTATTAGGCGCTACAGACAAAGAAATAGCTGATTTTTTCAATGTAACAGAACAAACAGTTCTAAATTGGTATCAAAAAGAACAAGAGTTTTTAGAGGCCAAAAAAAAAGGAAAGATAGAAGCCGACTCAAAAGTAGTACAAAGCACTTATAAAAGAGCTATTGGTTATGAGTACACTGAGGAGCATATTACGTTAGTCGATGATGGAACCAAAAACCCCAAAATCAAGGAAAAGAAAATCATCAAGAAGCAAATGGCCCCGGATGTAATGGCTCAAATATGGTGGTCAAAGAATAGAAGGCCAGATCAATGGAGGGACAAGAAAGATGTTGAATTAATCGGAAACTCAACCAAAATAGAAGTACAAGACGAAGAAACAAAAACCTTACTTGAAGAAGTCAAGAAAGCCCTTAATGATATAGATGAAAACAACGAAGGTATTCAAGGAGAATCTTAAAGCTTATAAAGAAGGATACAGGGTAATTGTTAACAA